TGTGAAGTGCGTATAAAATTTCATCGTATAATTGGTTGTTGAGCAATGACAATACCTGATCCAAAGATTTCATTATACTTGTTTTCGATCTTAATGTCAACGCTTGTAACAAACAATACATGCGAATCTTTTAGTGTGACTTCTTTTTCGGTAGAAAAGATTAACCATGGTTGCATATTCAATGATGGTTTGCCATCAGGACCCGCACCAATCATAATCACGCAAGGGTTTTTAATTTTGTGTTCAGTACTTGAAGAATCTAAAACTTCACCAAGCACTTCTTCACCGCTAATCAAACGAAATAATTTAATCATAATGTTTCCTTCATGTGAAATGGGGGCATTGCGCCCCCATGTTTATTTTTTATTTGGGTAGTTTAATTCTTCCCACTCTTCGTCTGTATATGGCCACCAGTTCATGATTAATCCCATCTACCACGGCGGTGCTTAATGTAATAGTCCGCTTGTGCTTGACGGGCTTCCGCTACAGATTCTCCGAAGCCGACAAGAAAGTCCCAAATCTTACTTAGAATCTTCATCTGTATCCTCCACAAGCAACTGAGGTTGTGGATTCTTAGAAGCAAACTCGGATACAGTAGAACCTTCTTCGCTAACTTCGATTTTCTTTGGCTTCTTATGTTCTGGAATGATTTTCTCTAGACCGATCTTAAGCATACCGTTGACTAGAGCCGCACCTTTGATTTCGATTTGATCATTCAAAGCGAATGTGCGAGTAAAGTTTCTTGCGGCAATACCTTGGAAGAGATAATCATATGGGGATGATGTGTCTTCTTTAGCGTTACCTTTCACAATCAACTTGTCATCCACAAACTCAATTTCGATCTCTGATTTAGAGAAACCAGCAACCGCAAGTTCAATGACATAGCGAGTGTCATCAACTTTCTTGATGTTGTATGGAGGATAGTTAGGAATGTGTTTTGTTAGATCATCATGCATCTTTGAGAGTTTGTTGAATTGATCATCAAAACCTACAAAGAATTTATCAAAGTCTTTGCCGAATTTGGCAAAAGGATATGGAAAGTCGAGATTGGACATAATAGTCTCCTTAATTAAGCGAGTTAAAGTTTACTACCCATTAGGCGTAGTAGATGCACCAACGGATGCATCATAGTTATTTATAACGCATCCGTTGGAATTTCAGTTAAGAAATTATGATTGCCAAATCATTCGGCGAGAAACAAAGTAAGTCGTGCGACCCTCGGTGTTGATTGTCTTGCGAACACGATAGCCTGCTTGGCGAATGTCGCTCATGCGGGCACGGAGGTTCTTAACACCGAAAAGTGCTTGTGCTTGTGGTGCTGAGATACCACGGCTCTTACCACGAAGGAAAGAAACAAGGCTCTCTACTTGAGTTTTACCAGTTTTAACAAATGCCATATTAATGCTCCTTATTCAAGTCAAAGTTTAAAGTACGATGATTAACCTATCATCAAAGGAATTGTAACACATTTACATGTGTTTGTCAAATTCTTTTCTTGTTACCAATGCTATACTTTGTAACAAGTTCCCAATCATCTCTTTCAGTATATGAGAGAATTTTAATTTGAGACAATGGCGCAATTGGATGCTCAGACATATCTTTCGAAATGATTTCGACCAAGCCCCATTCAGCCAATAGTCTGGCAATTGTATTTCGTCTACCTAGATCGTTCTCATCAAAGTCTGTTGATTTGCCGTCTAGTGCGAATAGTTCTTTAAAATGGACAATATAATACTTACCTTTCTTGTGAAGGATGTGGCAAGATTGATAGAGTTTCTTTTCTTTCCGAGATGCAACACCAATACGGGTAAGTGTTTCTCTAACTTTGAGAAAATCGTCTTCTTCTTTTAATCTTACCTCCAACAAATTTTCAATACTCAAACTCATGCTTTTCTCTCCTTGGCGTTCGTACCGCCTTTTTGTAGTTTTTCTTTTATGATTTTTATCTGATCATCGGTGAGAATTTCAATGATATCTTTTGCCTTGGATTTGCTATAGCCAAAATACTCAGATATAATGTCCAACTTCTCAATTTTTTCTTGCTTAAACCACTTACTATAACGCTTGCGTGGTCTGATACTATTTAGTAAATAGGCAAATTGAGGTTTTTTGTCAAGCATAGCAAGGCGATTCATCTCATTGGCATGAAGAATCGTATCGGTAAAAAAAGACAAGCCACGGTTTACAATGTATGGTTCATACATCTTTTCTGCTAGTTCTGGATTGTCACTCTTGGCAATTAAGTCTTCTTTCGATTCGTTGATTGCCTTGATAAAGTCAAACGGCGACATTATGACACCCAATCTTCTGCAACACTCTCGGCATAGTCTTCCGAGTTTACTGCATACTCTACATCCATATTGGGTTTAAGTTTATCAATAAGTTTAATTACAAATTCTTTTTTGTCTTGATAAACTTCCTGATAGATTTGTGCGATTCGATTGGCATCATCGCTGAAGTATTCTGAAAGTAGTTTCATTATTTCACCTCACATGAAGCCATGACTTCGGTTAGAAAGGCAACCATATTGATTTCTTGGTCAGCAACGAATGCAGACTTGTATTGATACTCACCAAGGAGTACAACAAGTTCTGGAATAGATTGTGGCGAAAAGTAATCAACTGCATGGTCAAAAAAGTTTCGAAACAAGACAGATGATTCATTGTCAAGATTGTCCACCACCCATTTACGCATTGTGGTGAAGTCTTTCTCGCCAATTGCTTCTAAGAGTTTCTTCATCGAAACTTCAGTTACATTTGCAAGAAGACCTGTATCGATTTTACCTGTGGCTGAGTAACGCTGAAGTTCATTCAGCACACGGCGAAAGTCTGGAAAATGTTTCTTGACAAGTTCAGCAACAACTTTGCTATCGTACTCTACTTGTTCACTTTGCAGAATACTCTCAACTCGTTTGAAGAATTGTGTAGCAAGTTTTGGCTTGTCTGTTGCGGCTATCTTAAATTGTACAACTGAGCACCGACTGTGTAGTGGTGCAATAATTCTGTTGAGAAAGTTACAAGTAAGAATAAAACCGCAATTATTAGAATACTCTTCCATAAAATTTCGTAGTGCTGGCTGAGTGCTTTGAGGATTAAGATAGTCAGCCTCGTCAAGTATAACATACTTGCGACCCCCAACAAACGAAACAGTACTGGCAAAGTTTTTAATCTCATTACGGAGCGTATCGATATTGCCATTCATACTCCCATTGATAACGATATAGGAACAACCAAGTTCTTCCAGCATCGATTTAGCAATAGTAGTCTTACCGATACCTGGACCACCTGCAAGAATTAGATTTGGTATTTCTTTCTGATCAACAAATTTTTGAAATGTGTTTTTCAGTTCCGCTGGTAGAATTGTGTCTTCTACTTTTCTTGGGCGATACTTCTCGACCCACAAGAATTCTTCTTTCATCATTCACCTCATTCATAACATAAAAAATATATTCTAACATAAACAATGTTAGAAAGCAAGAGTAGTGTTATACTTGTGCAGGATCGCAATAAGTAGGATTACACCAATCAGGATCAAGTGCTACTCTTCGCCACTTGCCATCCGCTTTAATCCATAGCCTGTTATCTTTACCAACAGACATATGGACCTTGTTTAGGTATTCTTCATTAGTCATAACAAAAGAAGAGTATTCACCAGGTAAAGGAGATTTTTGAGGTTTTTTATTACCCTGAAGAACAAATGTTAGGTCACTTTCTGGTTTCAAATGAGATATATCCTCAATCTCTTTCTTTGCCTCTGGCATCGTCACGACCACAGTAGTCACTACTGGTGCTACAATTGCCGCACCAACAATACCTGCTTTACAAAAAAAATTTCTACGACTTACTTGGTTAGAATCCATTTGGCGATTTCCTTTGCATCTGTTTCAATCACTTGTTTTTGCGCTGGCATAGGGATTGCACCCCAAACGCCTTGTGCGCCATTACGAATCTTGCCAGCAAGATAATTAACATTGTCGCCTTTCGTTTTGTACTTTGCAGAGATATCTTTGAATGCAGGACCAACAATCTTCTTCTCTACATTGTGACATGCCACACAACCATACTTCTTAACTAGGTCTTCGCTGGCATAGATTGACGGTGAAACTAAAAGTAAAGCAAGTAAAAGTTTTTTCATACTGCCTCCTTATTTGATAACTTGAGTATATAGTTCCTCAAGGTCAGAGATTTCTGTGGTCACTTCAGCGAGGTTCTGCTTGTGATAGATTCGTGCCATCTTTGCAATGTACTTCTTTGGCACACCAACTTGGTCGTGCAAATTCACAATTGCTTCTTTGATGAAATCTTTCTCTGAATCGATTCGTGTCATTGATGCATCGATTTCACGAATACAATCTGCAATCTTTTTCTTGTCTGCTTCACTTGTTGGAATAACAATATTGGTACTCATAATTAAGCCTCGTAGCGTGAACCTGCCTCAGTTGCAATCCAATATTCAATTGGGTCTTTCTTCGATTTGAAGTGTGAGATACCTTTAGAAGAAATCTTCACATCATAGTCGCCAGGAATCATTTTGAGATTCTCTGTGACAAAGATCATCTGAAAGTCTGCATCGGTGTCACCAACATCAATAGAGAATACATCTGAATCGCCATTCTTCACATCAAGACAAACGATAGAGATTTTTTTGCGGTTGCCACGAACTGCAATGTTGGGCAAGCCAAGAACACCTGCAAGTTTGAGAACCTGATTCAAATCGTCTTTTGTGAGTGTGAAATTCACTTCGGCGTTTTTCACATCTAGGTCTTTATCTGGTGGTGCAACAACCATAGATTCATCAGAGAGACCATAGGTGGTGCTAGAAGTTCCGGCGGTGATTTTCAAAGTCTTGTCATTGACTTTTACATCTGGATCCTTTAGAGAGGTCAACAATGCAAGCAAACGATTGAGATCATAGATTGCAAAGTCTTTGTCAAAGGATTCTGTTACGGTTGCTTTCGCCATAACATTTTGTTGTTTACTGATAGTGCGTAGAGTGCTACCAGTCTTGAAAACGATTCCTTGATTGATTGTAGAAAAGTTTTTCAAAACATTCAAGGTTGATTCACTTAGTTTCATCATTACTTACTCCTTCATATAGGTCATGTACATAGAGCATAATCATAGCATAGTGTAAGACTTTTAGCAAGTCTTTTCGGTTCTTTCCTTCTTTCTTACCATATCTCTGAGCATACTTGATGATGTTGCCACGACAGAATCCAATACCATCTCCATTATCGATAATGAATTCTGTGGTTTGAAATTTGCTCTGAGAATAATGTTCACCATATGTCTTATCAATGTACTCTTTCAATTCGTTGATAAGTGCCGCTTCATTATATTTGTAGTCAATCATAATATAAAATCCTCAATTACTTTTTGGGAGAATCTACACTCGCAGTTGGTGATGCGCCAACTGCCGCAAGTGCTGAAAGAGAACCGCCAAAAATGTATGTACCAGTGTGCTTGAGTTTAACCCATGGTAGCATCCAAATGTGACCACCTGCTTTACGCAAGTACTGGCAGAACATATAGTCTTCAGATAGATAACGCTTGGAAGATTCTGGCTCTCTTGAAAGATACTCTGCCGCTCTCGCTTTGATTTCTTCAGTATCTTTACCTTCGGCTAAATCTTCTAGCACCTTGTGCATGTCATCAAAAGTGTAACCACGATCAATGACACAATCAAAGTAAGTCATGATTTCACGGGTGCCATCAAAGTTCTTTGTGCGAACATGGTCTGGTTTGTATGAGAAGTTTGGATATGCTTCATCCATCAATTCAAATGCTTCACGCTTGATCATCATGAAACCAGTACCACCTTCTTTCACTTCAACTGGTTCATCAACTTTGAATGATGTGATATGATCAGCAGGATTGAAAACATAATCACCAACAAACTCTTCAAGCATCATTGGATTCTTATCTGCAAATCCTTTATCGACTGCTTGCTTGATCTTCTCCCAAGAAATTGCTTTCTTTGGATATGGACCGCAGACAACATCCATTTGCTTACCATTGTAACCATTGGTAAGAAAGTG